AACGCCGGCGAATGTCTCCGCGGCCGAAGAGAGGATCGATCGGACCATCGCCGCGCCCTGCGCGCCCATCGAGGCCGCGGCGCCGGCGTCCTCTGCGCTCGCTCGCGCGGCGACGCCTGTTGCCGTCGCGGCGGTCTTCATCGCTTCCGCCAGGACGTCATGCTCGACCGTGGTTTCGCACCACTCGATGAATTTGATCAGCAAGTCGTCGAGCACGCTCTTGAACGCCGCATGCCAGTTCTCCGTGCCCGATAGCAGTCCGCGCAATTGCGAATTGAAAGCCCCCATGATCGAATTGGCGAACGACTGATAGTCGCGCTCCTGCTCCTGCAATGCCGAGCGGGTCAACGCCGTAGTCTCATCGTCGCGGCGGCGGGTCGCCTCGATGATCATGTCGTCGGTGCGCTGCTTGACCGCCAGCGACTGTTCGCCGAGCGCCTCCCGCTTTTGCAGCGCGGCGAGTTCGGCGGCGTATTCCTCGTCCAGTGCAGCTTGCGAAAGCGCCAGCTTCTGCTGCTGGGTGATCTCGTAGAACCGCGCCTCCTCCCCATAGAGCGCGAGCTTCTGCTTCAGCGCGTCGGCGAGGATCCTCAATTCTTCCGAGGTCGCGAGCTGCGCCGCCCTCGTAGCGTCGGCATACGCCTCGTCGTCGCCGGCCCGCATCGCCGCGGCGGCGCGAACGCTGTCGGCGGCGAATGACTGTTCCAGCGATTGGGTTGCGGCCAGCGCGTCGTGGTAGGACTGCAGGCGATCGGGGCTGAAGGCTTGGGACGAAGCGTTGGCGAACGAGGCCAGTTGGCCGTTGATTTCGCCGAACGGCGCCGAAAAGCTCTGCAACGCGTCCTTCGCCTCGGCGACTCCGGAGACGAAGTCGGCGATCGAAGCGCTGAAGCTGACGGAGACATTGGCGTCGGCCATGGCTGGTCCTTGACCTTGCGCGCGCTGCGTTAGAGCGCGCCGCTCGGGAATGCCGCTTTCAGTTCCGCGACCGTCGGCTGGCGCGGTGGGGCAGCGTCGTCTGGTGCACGATACTTGAGCGCGGCGGCCGCGAGCCAATGGATGGGTGGGTTGCGGCGCCACTCGGCCCTGAGCGCCAGAAAGCGCGGGATGGTCAGTTGATCGAGCGCCTGGTCCCAGCTCCAGCCGGTATTGGAGACGACCTGGGCGATCAGGGCGTCGAAATCGACTTTCCCATAGGTCGCGACGCCTCCGGCGTCGCTGGCGCAGGCTGAGCTTGATCCTCAATTCTGCCCGGGCGAAGCCCCGCCGCCTTGGCGACCGCGGGGAAAGCCTGGATCAGCTCGCCGACCGAGAACGGCAGGTCGAGGAAGTTGGCGAACGAAAGTTCGGGCTCGACGAAAGAGACCGCCCGCCACGTCGCTTCGGCGAGGCGATCGAGTTCGGCCTCGCTGAGCCGCGCGACCGAGTCTCCCGACATCGAGGGGCCGCCGGCGGCGACATAGACGTCGAACAGCGCCGGCTGGATCGCCTTGATAGCGCGAAACGGCAGGTGCGGAACCGACCACGTCTTTCCGCCGAGCGATACGGCGAACGCCTCGTCACTCATGCCGCATCTCCGAAGTTGAACTGACAAACCTGACCGGCCGCATTGGCAAAGCATTGGAAGTCGAATTCGGGGATCAGGAAGTCCTCGATCTTGGTGCCGAATGACAGCTTCTCGGCGACGCAATTGTAGAGCAGCACGGAGAACTGCTTGCCGGTGGTCGGATCGGAAGCGAACAGGTTGGCCGAGAAGGTGACTGAAGGGCCGATCAGCGCGGAGGAGACGGCGATGCTCTCGCCGCTCGCGACGACCGTGTAGGTGTAGGAGATCAGCACCGCGGCGCCGGCGTCGCCGGACGAGAAGGTGTAGACGCCCGCCGACACCGAATATTGTCCTGTCGTCGGGCTCGAGGCGACCTGCTTCAGCGGCAGCGAGGAACTCGCATAGACGACGCCCTGATCGGCCACGAAGGTCGCGTGATTGATCGTGGAATAGGTGTACGGCGAGGATGAGGGAACGGTCGTCGTCTCACCGAACTGGGTCTGCGCGCCGCCAACGCTCGGCGTGAGGCCGAAGAAAAGCGAGCCCAGCGCCTGACCCGAGACGCGCGCCATCTTGGCTTTGCCGCTCATCTTCCTGGTGCCGGAGCCGATGGCGACCGGGAAGTTGTACTGCCCATAGAGCGCCTTGGTGGTGGTGGCGAAGTTGAGCGACACTTCCTGCACGAGGCCGAAATTGATCGGGGAACCGCTTGCCGGCGTGCCGATCAGCACGCCCGAGCCGAATACGAACATGACGGTGAACTCCGTTGGAAGATAGGTTTAGGATTGGGTCGTGTCCGACGGCTGAGCGCAATGTCTTGGCGTGACGGCCGTTCAGCGGAATCAGAGATGGCGCGACCTCACGGCCCCACCAGCCGCACCGCGACCACCGCAAGCCCATCGCCGTCGAGGTCGCCCGTGTCGCGGACTGGCACGCCCATGATCTTGCAGTCGTGCACGGCGCCGCCCAGCGTCTGGCGGCCGAGGCTCAAGTCGGAGGCGGCGGGCGCGAGCGCGGCGTCGATCGCGTCGAGAGCATTGTTGATGGCGGTCGCGCCCGGCGTCGTCGGGTCGCGGGCGTCGAAATAGAGGAAGAGCTTGGCCTCGAGTGTCCGCTTCGGCGTCGCGGGCGAGGCCCATTGATAGGCTTCCGGCCCGCTTTCGAGCTGGAAGAATGCCGGGCGCAGCGCCGCCGGAACCTCGCTCCAGAGCTTCATCCGCCGCGACGCGATACCCCAAGGGTAGGCTGAGGAAACGGCGGCGAACAGGGCGGAGAAGGCCGCTTCGCGGGTCATGCGCGCTCCCATGCGTCGGCCGCGGCCTCGGCCAGCGCGTCGAGGATGTCGTCACGCATATCATCGAGCGACGAGCGCAGGTAGGACCCTTCGGGGATCAGCGAGCCGGGATGTTCGAGCCTGCGGGCGAAGCGCTGGGCGCCGCCGGCGACGAAGGCGAGCGCCTGAGCTTTGACCGGCAAGATCTCGTGCGCGCTCGTCTTGCCGCCGTATTCCTGGATCGCCGCATATTTCACGTCGCCAGTGGAGTCGACCGAAGCAACAACGCCGTCCGCGTCGGCTGAGATGCTGGCCACGATCGAGTCGCGCAGAGCGCCGGAGCGCAGGTTCAACACCGCGCCGGAGAGCTTGTCATTCTGGACCAGGTCGACGAGCGCCGCCGCGAGCTCGGCCGCCTTGGCGTCGAGCGCGGCCGCCAATGCGGCCGGATAAGCCTCGAGCCGCGCGCTGGCGTCCTCGAGGCCGTCGAGGGTGAGCGCGAACATCAGAGCGAAACCCGCTTATAGGGCTGCAGCATGCCCTGGATAGGCGCCGACATGGCGCTCATGTCATAGGCGATCGTCTCCTGGCCGCCCATCGACTTCGACCTGAGCCCGATGCGCTCGGCGGCGCGAAAGCGCTCCGCTGCCAATTCGAGCGCCGCCTGGGCGATGTCTTGGGGCACATAGCCGTAGGAGATCGAAACCGGTTGCCCGGCATCCGCGGCGGAGAAGCCATAGGCGCCGGCGCTCACCGTATATTGCCCGGCGCCCGGCGAGGCTGCGACCGGCGTCAGCGGCGCGCCGGTCGCAGCATAAGTCACGCCGAGATCCGATCCCCAGGCTCCATAAGGCGAAAACGCCATGAGCTGCAGCGGAGGGGCGGCGGGAACCGTCTGCGCCTCGTTTTGCACCGCATATCCGGCGCTGTAGGACACGACCAGGCTTTGGCGCCCGGGCCGGTATTGATGGCCGAACAAGTCGAGCGCCTGCGGACGGCCCGGCGGAACGCAATCGCCCGGCTCGAGGGCGTAGCCTACCGAGGCCTCGAGCTCAGCGTTCTGGTCGGGCGGGATGGCGATTCCGCGCCACGTGACCGACGTGACCCCCACCACCGGCCATTGCCTAAGAGTGACACGCCGGGTCTCGAGATCGATCGTCTCGGCGTACGACTGCGGCAGCAGGCTGGGGCGGCTCAGCGACGCGTAGATCGAGCGGCTCGCCGCCGTGATGAGCGCGGTGAGCGTCGAATCGTTCGGGCCGGCGACGGATGGCAGTCCGAGCCAGGCCTTCAAGGCCGCAAGATTGGTCAAATCGAAAGGCGACATCAAGCGCTCGCAAAGACGGGCCCAAGGGCGATATCACCGCGCCGGCCAGCCCAGGCTGCGCCGACGCTTAAGGTGCAGCAGTGCCTCAGCCGTTGCCGATATTGGTGAGGATGCCGACGCCGAATGGGGCGTAAACCGCCAGGACCTCTTCGGTGTAGACCCCGAACTCGCGGCGGCGGGTGCGCAGCGGCCAATCGACCCGATAATAGTCGCGGCGCGTCATCACCTCGGCGACATTGGGCGTCTGGTTCGACTGGTACCAAACCGGCAGACGCTCGCAATAGGCGAGGATCGTTCCCGGGGGCAGATCGGGGTGCACCTTGACCGGGATGTCGCACCCGGCGTCGACGCTGAAGGGATTATAGTACCAGCGCACCACACCCGACGCTGAGACGCCGTAGGGGCCCCCGTTGTCGCTGTCGGCGGCGACATTGTAGCGGATCAGCGGCCCGGAGGCGTTGGTCAGGCACTTGTTGGTGATATTCTTCTGCTCCTGGGCGTTGACATAGATCACCGTCGGCGACAGCCGATAGGTGTTCCACATCTGCACCAGCATGTTATCGATCTCGACCACCGACCCGCGGCCGGATGAGGTCATGAACGTGCCGGTTCCCGCGGTTCCCGAAGCGAGCGCTTGGACGTAAGCGCTGTTGACCGGATTGAAGCCGACCGTCAGCAAGCCGTCGAAGGCGAGCGTCGGGTTGCGGGAATTGTCGGCGGCGATGACGGTCGCCGACTGTTGGCCGGAAGCGAGCGGCGCGCTGAAGGCGGCGCTGTTGATGGTGGTGATAGCCTGCAGCGTCTCCGAGCCGGCCGGCCCCACGAACCAGGCGTAGGCGACCGCGCCGTTGATCAGCGGGGCGGTTGTGAACAGGGCTTGGCCGAGCGTCACCGCCTGGGTGACGTTGGCGCTCCGCATTGAGGAGCCGCCGTTCAGCGTATAGGTGTTGCCGTCGTTGCCGGTGATGGTCTTGGTGGTGGAGATGCCGCCGGCGAGGCTCGAATTGCTGTAGCCTTCAAAGGTCAGGCCCACGACGATGACCGAGTAGGTCGCAGACGGCAGCGTCGCGCCTGTGCCCGAAGCGGTGAGGGTCGGCGCGCCGGGCGTGCCGAGGGCAAGCGATGTGTTGCCGCCCATCAGCGCATGCTCCTCCTTGCGCATCGTCTTCTGCAGAATGCGCAAGGTCGCGGTGGCGTTGATGTCTTCGAAGCCCTGCGCCGCGGCTTCGGCTTCGAACGTCACTGTGTCTTCTTCGCCGAGCGTGAGGTAGGGGGCCGTGTTGAGAACGGCCTGATAGCTCATGCTCGCCGAGCGCTGGCCTTCCGGCACCCACCCCATCGCGTCAAAGCCCGAGCCGGTGACCGAGCTGATAGTGCGCCAGCGCGCCGCGTCGCCCGGGTTGAGCCGCGCCACGCGCGGCAGCGAATTCCGAAGCGGCGTGATCGTCGGATAGAGATTCTTCGCCGGCGCCTGAAGGTCATAAGCCGTGAGGCCGGTCGACACCGTGACGTTCTTGGCGAGCGACTCTTTCATCAGGCCGAGGGTTTCTTGCGTCGTCTGGGCAATATTCATGAGATCAGTTCCTTTGGAGCGGGTACGGGTTAGAAGCGATTGGCGACGTGCTCGATGCTGTCGCGGGTCAGAAATCGGCGCTGGCGATGATCCATCCCGAGCCGCCGCCGCCCTGGAGCAGCGTCGCCTGGC